CCGATCTACAAAAAATTGCGACACCCGAGATTGCGAACTTTTTGTAGGAATATTAAGATATTCGTCACGGCTTACACGTTGAATACCATAATCCACACTATCGTTACGAACCACCGCGGACAACACATCAATGGTATCTGCCCCCAACGAATAGTCCGTTTGACCCTGAACAACAGTAACCTGCGTTTGCGCAATAGTCCATTGATTCAACCCGCGGTTGGCCCATTCTGCCAACATGAGGTTTAAAGATCGTTTCGCGGTACGAATGTCGTAACCAGTGCGAACCTCTAGGCCACACCGCTCAAACGCCTCTTCTATATATTCGGTGACGTCTAACTCAAACGCCTTCGTACCGGAAACCGCCATGATTAGCTCCGCTTCTTAGCTCGTTTATTAACCGCCCCACCGCCGCGCATCTTTTTTACCATGCCGCCACCACGCATCTTTTTTACCATGCCGCCGCCGCGCATCTTTTTTACCATGCCGCCGCCGCGCATCTTTTTAGGTCGCATTGCCATTTTGCAGTCTCCTGTAAAGTTGTTTTCTACGGTCCATTAACTCTTGAGCGTTATACTCATCCTTATATGTATCATAGTAACCTGTTTTAACCAAGCTGTCCGAAGACTTTTGTACCTTCGATAACCGTTGTATGAAAATTAAACTGTATTCCGTATCGGTTAAAGGCTCAAAATCTATGTCTTCAACAAACTCATTTTCCTCGTCTTCCGGGTGAAACCCCATTAACCAAATATCGCGGTCAATAAACATGCCCTCAGAAATAACGGTGTTTAAATCATATAAATAATCGTGAAAATCTTCCGCAGACTTTTTATCTGCAAGATCCACAATTATGGCCAAGTCAAAACCGTCGTCAAACTCAGAAATGCACTTATAAAGCGTTTGGTATGAATTATCGTATTTAAAAAGTATCGCAACACGGTCCTCCGCCCACGCCTGTTTGGCATAAGGGCAAGGCGGCAAATCATTAAAATACGCGTTAGGTTTTTCCAAAACATCTCGGGACCATTGCAACAACTCTTTTACAATAACCGCCTCTACTTTTTGATCGAAAAACTCTATATTCATGCCCGCGACACCGATCCTTTGGTGTGCTTACGGCGATTAGCCATCACCTTTCCGCAGCCCCGGGCTACTACAGAACCGTTTTTAGACGACCCGTTATACGGACGTTTAGGCTTTGTAGAGCGTATTTCTCCCCCCGTAGCAGCATACGTCACTTCGGCTGCTTTTGTGTTTTTTACGTTAGTTTTGCCCTTTTTACCTTCGCGCTTCTTTTTTGCAGCCGTAGATTTACGTTGGCTTTTTGACAAAGAACGGGCTTTGGCTATGGGCAAACACCTGTCTGGGTTTTTTTTGTCTTTAGACGTCCCGCATTCTCCCGCAATATTGCCGGAGCTATCAATCCTAACCCATTTTTGCTTTCGCCATCTAGCTAGTTCGCCGCCCACTGCTCTTTCCTTTTGATTTTTTTGCGTAGTTGGGGTCTTTGCAGTATTTGGACGCCGCCATATTTGCATATGCTGACGGGTATGTATCAAACGTTCTTTCGGCCCACGCTTTTCCAGCAGGACAAATTTTACTGCCCTTGCTTTTTGAAGAAGACTTTTTTGACTTTTTTGAATATGCCATTAGCATTTCCACCGTTTTCTAGCTTGCCGCAAACGACTGTTTGGATCCTTAGCCGCTTTTGGAAACTTTTTCATTTGACCCGCTGAACGCGCGCAAAAAGACTTGCGGCGCTTAGCGTCTTTACTGCCCTTTTTGACCTTGCCCGTTACAGCCGTCTTTAGTTTAGATCCGGGGTTTTTGCGCCGATACTCTTTAACGCCTTTTTCAGTCATCCCCGCGCCTTTAGACGTCTTCCGATAATTAGCACCTTTGCCCTTGGTGCTACGTTTTATCGGCTTTTCTTTTCGCCTATCCGCCATAATTTAGCTAAAGAAAACTGTTACCGAGGTACACGCGGTAAACGTAGCAATATAAATGTCACTTACACGAATACCTTCATCCGGAATGTTTACCGAATGCGTGTCCGAGGCATCTAAGTCCATGTCCAACACCGTGCTGCCCCCGTTACCATCTGAAATGGTTAAACGAGGGCTTCCGCTGGTAGTTTTTACTTGAACCTGCCTAATCCTTGCCGGGCCTACTCCGGCAGAACCCGTTGCGGCCAAGCGTTTTGCTCTTACATCAGAACCCGCCATGAGTAGCCCCCTTTATTACGCTAGGTTATTGTTTTGCTGGTACAAAATAGTAAAGCGTACTTCGCCGGCATTTGTTCCCGCAGAAGACGTTACCGTTAAACGAATGTCCGCCGTACCCGTATCTTCCCAAGCTAACGCCGCGCCAGCCTCCGTAGTTGGATACTTTCGGCCCGCTGTGGTGCCACTTGCGAACGTGTTTAAAATTGTAGCCGCGCCACCTACCGTGTCACCAACACTCAAGTTGGTAGTAGTATTCGCCGCGGTAATTACATCAATTACACAGTCAATAATTTGTGAATTTGCCGGTATTACAACGTCCGTCACCACTGCGGCTAACGCTCCACCGGATAAATCAGCAGCAAAAGTCTGCGCCATAACAACTTGACCAGTGTTTTTAATGTTAGTGCCTAATGATGTTCCGGTAGTTTCTTTAATTGTACCGGCTTTAATAGGACCAGAAAAAGTAGTCGTACCCATGTCAATCTCCTGTCGTGGGTTGTGTCAGACGCCCAATGCGCCTGTCAGGGATGCTGAAACAGTACAGGAGATTTACAAAAAAAGAAAGGGGCAACCGAGGTTGCCCCAGTTATAAGGGAGGAGAGTATGAAATACTCCGCCCCACTATAACATATTTTACGCTCCGGGTGTACCGAAAACAGACCGCCAGTCTGAAACACCAAAGCTATAACGCTCACGTGCCTTAAACCGCATGTTTCCAGTGTCAAAATCACCTTCCATTGCAGTTTTAATTGGCGAACGGTTAAAGTATTTGAAACCGTTTGGCGCATCAGTTTTGATAAAATATGCGTCGCTGTCTGTCAGGAAGTGGTTTACAACCGCTCCGTCGGGCAACATACCCATATTTTTCATTGCGTTGGTGTCGTTATCCGCAGTGCCCGGACGCAGATTTGAGTTCAACACTCGCTCTGCAATAAACTGCAATTCTTTTGGAATGATAAGTTTCATTCCACGAACCGCAATTTTAAGACCACGCTCGTCGGTTAAACCTGCAATATCAATAAGCATTTGCTCCAAAGACGTCTCGTTTAAGTCTGCCGCAGTTGCCAAAAGGTTAGTTTGGTTTCCAGACAAAGTTGGGTGAGACGCAGAACAAAGTGCTGCACCATCGCCAATAGCGGAAGCGCCTGCGGTAAACGCGTTGTTCAACACGGCCGCAGCTTTGATTTGCTTGGTTTGAGACATTGACCGTGCAAGAGCCCGCGTATAACGCGCAGACAAGCGGTCATACAAGTTATCTTCCACCGCTTCCTCTGTAATAGAGAAGGCAAGTGCAATAGTCTCGTGAGAGTAACGAGCAGTGTAGGTTTCCTGTGCGTCGTCAAAGCTGATGGATGAACCCTCACCTTTTACTGGCGCCGTAGAAAAGCCTCCGAGCATAACTTCTTCCTCAAAAGCTCTGTCCGAGCTTTCTTCGTCAAAAATTTCTGCATGTTCGTTCTCATAACGATCATATTCCAGCCCAAATAACGCATTAAGGCCGGGTTCTAGCTCTTTCGCTAGTTGTGCGCGAGAAATAGCCATATTCTATATCCCTCCTTAAATGCCTGTCGATGTCGCGGTGGTCTGCGAATCGAAACGGCTGGTTGGAGCATTGAAGTGCGCGTTAATGCGTACAATCATCGGAATACCCGCCGCGGTATAATCGCTGTTAGCTTCATCGTCCATGATGCCAACAATACGGAGCGGAAGGGTTGCCGTGGTGTTGATTGTAGATACACCCAATGCAGAGTTGGAATTACCCGTTGAGGTAGATCCGGTGCGTGCGGAAGTGCCCAAAGACGCGTTTGCGAAAACGGCCGCTTGTGCAGTTGCGCGGTCTGTTAAAGACGCGTCTGACGCGACTTGAAACAGTTGGTTCGGGTTATCTGCTACAAAAGCTTTGACAGGATGATTAGTGTCAACGCTTACAGAGCCAGAACCGGGCCAGTAGTTAATGAACACGGGCTTCTTTGAAACCGAATCCACGTATTCTACACCCATCAGGACACCTAACGCTTGCGTAGTACCACCATTAGTAGCACCGGCTTGGTCAATAACCCCTGCGGCCAAAGGAACGCAAAGAGAGTATTGAAAAATAGCATTAGTGTTGTTGGACGCGATTTCATACTGGGTTACACCAGTAGTATTAGCCGCAGCACCAACTAGCCCGATAGGACGAAGACCATAGGCAGTATTAGCATTTGCCATTTGATTTTTCTCCTAAGAGGGCAGCCCCTATTTACGAGGGCCACCGAAGGTTACACGAGATTGACGATCAGGGTTAGTAATCGTCATGGTTGAATGTGCATTCTCACGCAGCATATCATGGTCCACAGCTTGCATTTGATCGTTATTTCGCTGAGCAAAATAATCGGTCCGTTCTGCAACCGTTTCCAAAGGTATCCTTGCAAGAAGCAGTCCGCCCACCCCAAACACTCCTTCATATTTCCCTGTATCAACAACAGGCGCCTCAAAATCGGGGTATTCGTCCTGACGAACCAATTCCCAGCCTTCTCTGAGTTTCGCACTGATATTCTTCCGATCATCAAAACCGCGTGTTTCCGCACGGATCCAACGATGTTTATAGCCTTCCGGCGCAGGGGGAGCATCAAGCATTGACGGGGGAGCCCACGGCTTTCTAGCAGCCGTTTTTTCCCTAGTTTTGTTAGCGCGAGGCGCACGATCTATGCCCTCAAAACGATCTTTTTTCGTTGTATCTGACATATTCGTTAATCCTTCACGTATTTCGCATATTCTTCTAGCGGCACACCCAATTTTTTAGCTATTGCAACTTGGGTCTGGGTGAGTTTGACCCTTCTACTGCGCCCAGAAGCATTACTTGCGCGGCTTACACCAGCGACCGTCTGAGCGGGCCGTTTGCTGGAACCGAGTTTCTGCGGAAACTCCGTCTGAAGTCTCCGGTCTAGTTCAGTATAGTAGGAATCATCCTGCGGGTCAAACCCTTCGTCCTCCACAAGCTTTTTGTGAATACCAAACGCTGCAAAAGTCATTGCTTGATCTTCTCCAAACCACGAATTGCGCGTGGCCCAATCCTCGGCTTTTGCATCCGGACGACGCACTTGCTGCGGCTGTTGTTGCTGTTGAATCGCTTGTTGTTGGGCTACTTGTTGTTGCTGCGCCGCTTGAGGGTTTTGAGCGCGCCATTGCGCCGCTTCCGCCTCCTGTCTTTTTCGTTGCTGTGCAACCTGTAGTTGTTGCGAACGGCCGTTTAGCTCATACAATTGACGCTGAGCAGAAATAATAGCGTCCGAATCCCCAACTTCGATGGCCCTTTTTAACGTCGCTTCCGCTTGATTTGTCTCAATTTCAAGGCTTTTACCAAACTGCTCAATGTAGCCATTATCTAATTGCTGCATTCGCGCCTTTAACTGCGTCGCCTCGTTTTGAATTTGTTGGGCTACGCGAATAGCTTCTTTTTCCCGCTTTTCCGCATCGCGCATTTTTTTAGTAAGCTGGTTAATGCGCTTCTGCGCGCCTTTAACCTCTTGCTCTTGCTCCGTTTCACCAGAGCTTTCAGATTCTTCCGGAGAAGAAAAAGACTCCGATTGAATTCGTGGCTCTTCTGTAACCTCTACCTCGGTAACTTCCGCCTCAGTAGTTTCCTGTTCAAGTTGTTCTGCTTCGGCCATTCCGCCCTCCTTACAAGCTTATGATATCTTCGGGATCTGAAATAACCCCAAGAATTTCATCGTCGTTAATAATACGGACTTCGCCGCCTTCAATACGAAACCTAGATCCCGCATATCGTGCGAAAATTACCCAGTCCCCGGCCTTACACCACGGACCATCCGGAAACTTATCCGCATCTTTATAACAAAGAGATCCTTGTTTCATCACGTATCCCACTACGGTAGAAACCTGACCATCTTCAACAACCTTGTCTGGAAGATACAACCCCCCGGAAGTCTGACCTTTTCCCCGGTATGGAAGTACAAGCATTCGCCATCCGCTTGGGGAAGGCATTCGTTCTAAAAGGCTTTGATCCGCTTTTGTCGGATCTAAAACGCGTTCTTCTGGTGCGACATACATTGCCTCAACACCAGCTTTCGCGGCATCTAAATCTACCGCGGCAGATGATTTAGTCATCAAATTGCTCCTGTTTTTCTAGCAGGCCCGAGAGTTCCTGAGAGATAAAGTTTAAAGCATTAAGTTCGCCCATGCACAGCTGATAATGCTCCATGTTCTTAATTCCATTGTTTTCCAACAAATCAAGAACCATTGTTTTGCGTTCTTTTACAGAACGTTGCACGAATTGTACGACTGCAATGTCGTCCATAGTTGAGTACCACACGTTATCCTACATCATACGATGTTTATCTAACATGTCTTATACATTTGTACCAGAACTTTTTAGCCTTTTTGGAAGTGAGGCATGTCCACAAAGGGCGTGCGGCCCTGTTTGCGCCGAACGTCTACATAGGCGTTGTGTGCTTCTAGCATTGTGCCACCCCAGTCTAGGATGTTGTCAATATGCCAAGCACCACCCCATTTTAGCTGTTTAATGCCAAGCTCACGCGCTGTTTTTACAATAGCATCGCCAACATCATCGTAGAATTTTAGTTCCCAACAAACTCTAGGCCCAAGAAAAACCATAAAATCAAAAGCCCTTCCATCCAAATGCTTGCTTTTCATAGTTTTCGAAGCCCCGGAATCCACAAGGGAACGTTGCTCCTCTATCGTTCTCAAACCGCCAAGGTGGGGAATGCCAAAGTCATACGGCGTATTATGAATGGCCGTGCGAACCAAAGTGTATAACTCTTCATCAATACCTTCGATGCGGTCCAGACTACGCTGGCTTAATTTAAAATTACTCATATTATTTCCTCTTAAAGAACGCCTGTGCCCCGCGCACACCGAAACTCGCTGAAATTGCAATTCCAAGGCTGTAAAAATACCAGTCCGGAGCTTTAGAAAGCTGCGCAAACCCGCGGTCAACCCAACCTTCTGCTCCCGGAATCCAACATAAAATCAATGGAATAGACAGAATTACTACGAACCATTCGTCCTTCCAACTTGATTTTGCGCCCTCTGCCATAATGCGTTCCCAGTCGGCCACGCTTGTCTTTTCAGACAATAATATCTGGGCTTTCGCCTTCGCCTCAGTTAGCTTTAGCTCCGCAGCAGCAGCGTTTTTATCGGCTTTGCCTTGCAGCCAACTTCCCGCAAGATTGGCTATTGGCCCTAATGCCGCGGTAAAGATACTCATTTCTCAGAACCCAACCAAACGGCAAACGCGCCCGTCATGGCCCCAGAGCAGACACTAATCATTGCGGATTGTTGCGTGGACAAGTCGTCAAGGCTCATTCCCCACTCCAAAACGCGAATGTACATTACCGACATCACCAGCATCATAAAACGCGGCATGATCTTCCAAGCAAGTATTTTTTCCATATCTAAACCTCTATGTTCAGTTTCGTGCCTTGTGGCCTATCTGCATTGGTCTTGCGGCCAAACCTATCATAACTTTGCTGTAAGTCCAATCTTTGCTTCGCAAGGCCCTCTAAGTGCGCGTGATTAGCCCGATGCTCTTTTTCCACGCGCTGCTCGGATAAGTGCGTTTCTATGCGCTCACGCGCCCTTGTTTGAGCGTGTATGTCGCTTCCCACGTTAAAAGGAGCAGATCCTATGCCACTCGTACCATCAGCCATTTGCCAATTTGTCCACGCCCCAAATCATTGCTGCTGTTCCCGCTAAAAAAAATGTAACCCCTAACGCTAATGAAACACCCCAAAACAACCTGTCTCTGGCGGCTGCGCGCGCCTCTAACGCCTCTTTTTGACGTTTTCTTGCTTCGGCTTGCTCACGCACCACCAAGTCCCACATGCCCGGAGGACCGTACAACATGCAATGGCTGCGAAGAGTGTCCATAGCTTCTTTGTGCGCCATTTTAGCTTGCGCTATAGCAAAGCCTTCTTCCTCGCTAGACGTAAGCCGCCCCAACGGGCCCTTATGCTTGCCTTTTTCAGCAAGATTAATATCCGCCTCTAGTTTAGCCAATTTACCAAAATGAGGCATAAGACTGTTTAAGTCTTTGCCTGCCTGAACCGCGGAGCTTATGCCGCCCGCTAATTTAGTAACTGCGCCGGCTAATGCTAATACCTCAATCATACGCGTTCACCTATCTTAACAGATGGCGGGCAAGAATACCCGTATGGTACTCTTATAACACGCGGATAGTGATAATAGAAGAAAGACACTTCTCGGGGGCAGCGGTATATGCACGCAGTGTACAAGTCCCCATAAGTGTAAACCCCCACCAACATGGCAGTAAGGGCGCAAATCATCTCTCTAGTATTCTGTCCATTTTTGCGTCGAGAGCATCTAACCTAGCAATAACTCGGTCGATGGACGTATTGCTCTCGACTTTCGTAGAATATTCCTTGGCAAGTTCCTCCCTCGTTCGATTAAGAAGAATTTGCACACGTTTTAACTCGTCATGCTGCGCCTTAGCCCACCAAACTACAAAACCTAAAACAGCGGTTAATCCTGAACTCCAAAGCGACTCTAATTCCATTAAACAAAACCGCTAACAAGAAGAAAACTTACCGCCACGCAACATGGCGCCCATGCCGCGAGAAGTGCCCATGGTTTTAATGCCCTTAGCCGTGTTTGGCGTTTTTTCATCCACAATCTTGGCATAAGGGATGCTGCCTTGGCCTT